TACCACCAATTTCTTTTTCTGTAATTGACAACTTATTCCAAGTTTTATCTGGGCGATTCATTGAATAACCTCTATAACCTCTTCTTTTGAAATAATAAAGTAATCTTGGTTTATTATTTTCTACTAATATTGGCATGCTATAAAAAACACAAGCCATCAACATATCTTCAAAAAATATTTCTGCTGTTTGTGGTCTAGATACATACTCTAAAAAGAAATGGTTTGGAGGAGCATCTTCCATGCTAAATTTAGTTAAACCATGAAGTGCACCTTTAGATCCTTTACCGTCAACAGTTCCTGAGATGTCGTAACTATCACAACCAAACGCTCCTATGTGTTCATTTGCAGGATATTTAAACCCATCCTTTACTATCACTTGATTTTGTAGATTTTTATGTGGAACCCATGAAATATTAAATCTACCTTCTTTATTTGGATGGAATATCACTCTGGTATCTTTAATACCATTCTCCCATTGAAAACTACCTTTAGTTATATTTGCAGCGTTATTAATATCGTCGTTATAATCTATTTGCTCGTATATTTTAACAAGATTAAATAAACTTTCTTTTGTTTCATCTCTAAAAGCGTGAGCTTCTGATCTAGGAAATTGTCTGTATAATTCGTTTAAACCGTCTTGATCGTTTTTTAAACCATCAACTTCGTTTTGCCAGTGTTCTATTACCCCTACACTTATATCTATTCCATCAATCCCAGGTACGGGTTTTTCTGGTGTATCAAATACAGGTATGCCATAAGCGTCAATGAATCCCTCGTAGGACCACTCCATAGGTATGAATAAAGAATATAATCCCGAGCCTGTTTGGCCATTGCGGTTTCTATTGGTGACATCTGATCCATAGTATATATTTTTAAAGTTTTTCCCCCCTTTGTCAAGTGAATTTGAAGTACTCCCCATCATGCATTTTCCAACAATTCTACTACCTAATCTTAAGCAAGTTTTTGTAACCTTCCAATTATTCTTTATATTATCAGGTCTCTCCCATTTTCCACTTTCATCGTGAGCTAATAGTTTTAGTTTTTCACCATCATAACTATTGTCTCCAGTATTTTTCCAATCTATAGTAGTATCTAAACCATCTAATTCTTCTAGCTTCTCTTTAGTATCTAATTTCCTTCTTGTAAGTTTTGAAGCTGGTATTCTATATGCCAATTCGGTTTTAGGACGATCCATACCATCTTGGATGGGTTTGAAAAAGAATGGATAGTTAACCGAGATTGGTACAACTTTATCAGTGAACATTTTCTTAGCATCTGCACCCGTTTTGGATAATACCCCAAATCTTGAATCACTTGACATTGTGGCTTGATTAACAAGTTCTGATGACGCCATAAAAGAAAATCCTGATCGTCTATTTTTGAGATAACACATTCCGTAGCATCTGTCATCTGCTTTACAGGCTTCCCAGAAATAGAAAAATAATTTATTTGATTCTCTGTAGTCAGCTGCTCCGATATCGATCTTTGCCCATTGCAAGTACATGTAGTGAGTACCAGTGATATAATTAGGATTACCATTGCTATAATACCAATAGCCTTCTTCTCTGTGATTAAATTCTTCATCTATATAATCAAACCATTTTTCTTTAAAATCTAAAGGATAATCATCCCATTCAAACGTGTTCTTAATTCTATTTAATTCTTTTGGATATTCTTTCTTTTCCCAGTATTGTTCTTCTTTTTTTTCACTCCGTTTAAACGGTTTATTAATTGCTGGTAAGGCAATGCGGAGATTTTGTATTTCGATGATCTCTCCAATTTGTCCAGTTTTACTTATTACAATAAAATCATAATCCTTGTTATAACCATACTCCCACTTCTTGAACCTATTGTTCTTTTTAAATATTTTAGGATTAACAACATCTTTTACTATTTTATATAAATCCTGCTGATAACTCATTTAGATCTTTTTTCAGGAGATATAGAAAATGATTTTTTAGGTGTTTCTTTTATCACCTTACCTTCTAGCACAGCTTCTTCTTCTTCTATTCTACTAAGTATTTCAAAAGCATCAAATATAGCTAGCTTCTTAGTTGCTGCCGCGTTTTTTAATCTGTCAGCTGAAATATCATCATCACTATCTACAATAGGTTCTTTTGCAACTTTAATAAGTTCTTCAACCGCTACTTGCCCAGCTTGGATTATATTCTTCTTCGTCTCCTTGGTATTCATGTTCTATAACTATATTATTAGATTTCATACAATATAAACGCTCATTATCAATTATAAATTCAAATTCACAATCTGGTTTAAACGTTATTAATGCCCCATTTGTCAATCCCTTTGATTCTAAGGACTTACTTATGTATTTTATTATACCAGTTAGGGGTTTTTCGTTATCTGTTATTAGATTTGATTTATTTAGTATAGGTTTAACAAAACAATAATTTAAATTAGGTATATACATCCCATGTCTTTTATAAAGATATATTTGATCTATAGTGCAGAAGTACATATTATCTTTAAAAAAACTACTACTGTTCTTTTCAACACCTTTCATATTGTACCATCTTCTAAAAATGTTATGATGTACAACAATTTCATCTCCTTTTTTTATATCTGTTTTAAAAGCTATTGGAACATTTAACACTTTTGCTTTTCTATTAACAAACTTGTGATCTTCTATACTGGTATTTAATATTAACTCTTTATCACCTACTTTTATATTATTATTGTATCTACCTTCGACAGGTTCAATTATAAAATTATATATAGATTTCATTAATACTCTAAATCATATTCAACAGATATAGCCATGTTAGAATTAAACTTCTTCCATGGTAATACTTCCTCGTTCTTTGTTATAAAAATATTGTATGAATTGTCGTCGTCTTCAAATATTATGTTTGAAATTTCATGACCACCATACACTTGTTGTCCAACAGCATAATGCATGGCATCATTTTTATAATCAGAACCTATGCTAATCTTTCTTATATTATTCGACATTTTCTTCTACATTTTCTTCTATAGTAGTATATGTTCCGTCTTCTATGTTTATATTTATAGAACCGTATTCCTCTTCTAATCTCTGCTTGATCTCCACTTCATCTTCATTAACTTGTTTTATTCTATGTAATAAAGCGTGTTTTTGAGATTCTAAATAACCTATAGAATTTAATATTTCATTTAATTCTTGTTGTGTATTTCTAATTTGTTCTAATTCTTCTTCTTTAATCTTGTTCATTTGATTTAATTTTTAATTATTATTTCATAAATAAACCTTCAACAAAAGTACCTATACCCACAAAAAAAGTACCCAAAGCAACCCAAAATTTCTTTTCTAAAGATCTTATTCTTTTTTCCTGATCTTTAGTTTTCTCTGTTATGCTTTCAAGTTTAGTTTTAATTTCAACTTGTCCTTGAATTAGTTTATCTATCTTTTCTTCCATTTTTTAATATTAAGCAATTCCACCATCAGTTATAACCCAACCACCAGCAACTAAATTTGCTCTAGCTGTAGCTACAGCGCCGCCTCCTGTATAAGTGCTATCTCCAGCATTTAAATTATAAGTTCCGCCTTTTTGTCCCGTTGTGTCTAATCTTATTAAAAGATTATCATATTCAGCAGTTGTTATAGACGCTCCCGTAGTTACCATGTCGGAAGCGGAGATAAGAGAAGAATAATCTGCATTGCTTGGAAAATCAATATTAGTTAAAGTTGTATTATTTATAAAAAACCTGTCCAGATCCTCAACATTTGAAAAATCCCAATTATTTATATTTAATTCAGTAATATTAGAATTTCTAAACATACCATCCATGTTCTTAATATTGTTAGTCCCCGTAACATTAGTTACATCTACCACCGTAGAGTTAGTAAATTCAGTGTACATAAAACAATTTACTAAATAAGCACCACTTCTTATAAAATCCGGTTCAAATACTAAAGATTTTATTTTTGCACGAGCAAACATTGCGCTAAGTGAGTAAAAATTACATTGCCCGGTTGGAAATAAAATATCACAACCATTAACTGTGCTTGCTCCTACATAGTACATAATGGAGTCTAATCCCGAACTTGCAAGTGGTTGAAATCCACTTAAATTCCAATTGCTAACATTTAAATATTCACAATTTGTAAGCTCTCTAAAAGCTGAAGCCAAATATACTAGAGGACCACCACTTATTACCCATTGAGAAACATCCAGGTAAGTTATAGCTGAACAACCCAAAAACATTTGTTCTGCTGAATTGTACAAATGAACAGCTGGATTTAAATTTATAGTAGGATTGTCAGTTGCTAAATAAGTCATATTAGAGCAACCTTTAAACATACCTAATAATCCCTCAATAATGGTTTCAGTACCCCACTGAATAAAGCTTGTTATTTGTTGTTTTTCAGCAGTGGTTGCATTAAAAAATTTAAAACCCGCGAATTGACCTAATATCCTTACTTCGTAAGTTCCAGCATTTGTATAGGTATGAGTCTCAGAGTTAGTTGTTAAACCAGTATCTTCAGTACCATCACCCCAATCAACGTCAAATAGATAATTACCACCATCTTGTCCGTGTAGTGTTATTGTTTCGCTAGCTCCGACAGTCCACTCTGTGATGATACCGGGAAATGAATCTTTACCTAGTAGAGTTATGGTAGTATTTCCAATACCTATAATCATTTTAGTATAGTGCTAATACACCGGCGGTTGCGCCAAAGTTTGTTACAGCTGTAACTAACACCGGTAAGAACGTGCCATTTGGAACCGCCGTGAATGTAACATCACTACCACTTTCCATTGTTACTGTAATGTCTCCACCAGTTCCAATATATAAACATGCGCCAGTATTATTTATTATACCTGGTAAGTTAGGTTGTTGATCTGTTAGTGCTACTGTAGGAGCAACAAGTTTTGTTATAGTAAATGTCGCAGTTGCGGACCCCGTAGCAATAGTTAAGGTTTCTCCAGCAACATAACCAGTGCCACTATTTGCTACTTCTATAGCTAAAACTTCACCATCTGTACCAACGGCTGAAACTCTAACTGTACAAGACGGAGAACCGGTACCCCCAGTAGTCGCTTTAATTCCAGTTGTATAACCTGTCCCTGCTATTACTGGATCACTTATTATTCCAGCTCCATTAACAGCTAGAGGAATAGCGTCATGTGCAAACACCCTTGGTTGTTTATGCATAATTCCAATCAAACTCATTTTATTCTTTTTTATTTTTATTTATAAATACTTTCTCAGCTCCTCTAGAACCAAAATAAGCTACATATACTGTTACTAACAATGTTTGTAATAACTCTATCCAAACTTCTTTCATATCAAAAGCCATTTGTAAAGAATCTAATATTATATACAAAGTCATACATACAGTAAGATATATTAATGCTAAAGGTCTAGTATTTTTTGATAACCAAGAATCTGACTTCATGTCATATTGCCATCTGTCAGATATACTTTGCATTTCAACAAGATCCATTTCTAATAATTTCATTGCCGTTTCTTTATCTGCTGGAGTCATATCCTCGTTCGTTGTAATAAGGTTTTTGACAACTCCATAAACACCATTATCAGGTAACACATCTCCAATACCATTTAATATTTTAGGAGCTTTCTCTTTCAAAAAAACCCCTACTTTTGTATCTTTAAATTTCTTTTTGTTTTTTTTATCCTTAGGCATTTTAAGATGCTTTTTTAAATGCCATTAAAAATTCCCTTATTGCAACACCTATTGCAATACCAGCATATAATGGGTGATGTTCTAATATTAATAAAGCACCTACACCACCAGCTATTGCTGATCTAAATAATGGGGAATTTATTGCCCCTGCTATTGATTCTTTTAAGTTCATATTAAATCGTTTTCGTTAATTAATGTATAGGTGAATTTGTTCCCCCATACTTCTGATGATTTGATCACAACACCCATATGAACTTCATATTCATCAGGATCTTGCACCACTTGACAACCTGCACTATAACCATTAACCACTTCTAATTCATAGTCGTCGTGTGCCCTGTGCAGATTTATTCCGTACATCCCAGTTTGTTCTGTACCTTGTATTAAATCGTATTCACGATCTTTATCATTATCACGATACACAATTACATCGTTTAATCTCTGACAAAGCGCTTTATAAGCACCTCTATGTAAATCCACCTTGTATGCTCCTTTATATTGCCCTTCTTTTAGAATAGCGCAACCTTTAATATTCATTGGAGATTCTAACCATTTAAGTCCAGGTAGAGTCGTACATTGCATTTTATACATATTCCACTGACCTTCGTATTGCCAAAACACACACATGAGATCATTAAACTTATTTACTATAGGTGAAGATGCTCTAATACCTACTATATTTAAATTATAGGGTTTAGTATCATTTTCAAATACAGAATGACCTAAACTCTTAACACTATTAATTACTTGCTTTACACTAATATCAATCATCTTTTTTAGATTTTTTCCATTTATGAATAGTATACCCAATAGCTATAACTAATAATAATATTTTTGGTATAGTACTTATGTCGGTTAATGACAATGTAAAAGCTGTAATGTTTAAGCAATATAAACTAAGGTCTGCTAAACTCCACATTACCTATTAGCATTTAATACAGCATTACCTTTATATACAGGTGGAACTATTTTAAATCCTTTTATGTTTCTCTTCATTGTTTTAACTGAATCATTTCTTGGAGAGTTATGTTTTTTAACCCCCGCTGGTCTTTGTGTTTCTCCGTAACTTGGCATAATTTCTTTTTTTTTATTTAAACTACTGATGTTTGTTGATTTGGATCAAATACGCTTTGTATTGTGTTTGCTTGTTGTGGATTAAAAACTGGTTTTCCATATGCAGGATTCATAGATGCTGACGCTATATCTTTACCACTTTGATTAGCTTGAATAGATTTAGTATTATCACTTATAGCTCTAGCTATTTTCTCTTGTTGATCAGCTTCAGCGTTAGCTGCAATTCCTTCTTTTTGAGCTTTCTTACCTTTGAAAAACCCAACTGCTCCCCCTACAACTCCGCCAATAGCAGCACCCCACGGTCCAAAAGCCATACCAGCAGCAGCTCCTTTTGCCGCTCCACCTAATGCCGCTTTACCAACTGAACCTTTGTCTGTTGGATCGTCATCTTGTAGTACCTCACCTAACATACCCGCGCCTGTGGAAGCTACTCCTGATGCTACTGCACTGCCTTGTGTTGGCATATAAAGATTATTACTCATTTTAAACTATTTTATCTCTGTTTAATTCCAAAATGCTTCTTGATAAAACTTTGTCACTATATGTTTTGCCTTCCATTATTTTATTAGTTTTAGACGAAGTAGGTATTTCTTCTTCTCCCAGCATAATACGGTACATTCGACTTATTAATTGTTTACACTTGAATGAAACTTTATATATGTTATATTTCTGGGTTGTTCTGTTATGCTTTCGCCAAACTACTATCCAACCTTTTTTTAACAAATCGTTCCAGCGTCTGTTGTTCCAACTGTAAGTATATGCACCATTTTTAAAATCTTGTTTTGTAAAAAGATCTATTGCATCTAAATATATTAAAAGCTCTAAATCCGCATCATTAAGATTACACGTTTTACACGCCCATTTACGTATAATCCTGTAATGCTTTAATAAATTTAAATCTTTTAGATCAGATGAGGTTAATTTCCTCATATTTTTAAATGAGACCTAAAAGTATTTACACCTAACACCCCTATTGCTCCAAGAGCTACATTTCTTACCGCTTTTGAGCCTGGATTAATATTTTTTGTTTTATATTTAGTTTCTTTTCCAGTTTTTTCAACTTTAGCAGTATAATTACCTTCACCTACCCCAGATTTTTGTACTGGAGTAATTTGAGTTGCTGTTTTAGTGCGTTTAACATTTCCACTTTTATCACGTATTGTTTTTGTTTTCTTATAATCTCCAGTAAGTATACCTCCGCTCGCTCCGATTGTCCTTCGTTTAGCATGCCCTCTTTTAGTTACTTCAATTCCCTGCGATTCCAACTTCTCGGTTCTAGCTGCTGCTGCTTTTGTTTTTGGCGTTATCTTCTCTCTTGTTACTTTCATTTTACCACCGTATGTGTCATTACCATATTTTCTAAGATCCCTTGTTATATCGGTAGTTTTTATTTTACGTTTCTTCTCTTCACCGTATTTGTCACGTTTAATAGTAGTTTTCGTCCACCTCATTTTTTCATCCATAAGTCCTTTAGGATTAGTATCTGATTTATACAGTGGGTCTTTGTTTTTATGATATCCAAAATGTGTATCAGTAGTTCTTCGCTTAGCATACCCCCTTTTGTTCATTTCTATTCCTTTAGCACTCATTTCTTCAGACGCTTTAGTTCTTTCTTGAGCTTTTTGTTTTTGCCTATCGCTAGCATGTTCTACTTTATGGAGTTGTTTACCAGTTTTTCTACCGTGTTCTGAAATTAATTCAGATTTTCTAGTTCGTTTTTCAGCACGCTCTTGTTTACCAGCTTTTATTTTAGCTACTATATTTTGACCTGGTCCACCATTAACCGCGTTAACCATATCCTCCATTCTTTTTCTGGAAGACGCACTACCATTTGCTCCTATCATAATTATTGTTTTTTAAATTACTATTACTACATCATGCTCTTTTATCACGGTGTATATTTTATCTTTAAGTTCTATTTTAAATCCAGCATGACGATCATAATAAATATCATCTTTATTTTTCACCCCAACTACATCTCCACCTATCGTGATTACTTTGCCTTTACGGTATCGTATGTCCTCTCTATTAACTTCAGCCAACATTAAACCTCCCTTTGTTATTGCACCATTTTCTTTTACAGTTTCTATAACTATATTCTTACCTATTGCTTTCATTCACCCTTAGATTATTGATTACACAATCGGTTGACAATATAGTTGATGCCACTGAAGCCGCGTTCATTAGTGCACTTTTAGTAACAAGTAATGGATCTATTATACCGGACTTTACCATATTAACCATTTTGCCTGTAACCACATCCAATCCCATACCTTTTACTTTAGGTGTTTCATACTCATCAATACCAGCGTTTTCTAAGATGATTCTATGGGGAGATTTTATTGCCTTCAATAAAACACTTTCGCCAATAGATTTACTTTTTATACTGTTCGATGCATTTAATAGAGCTATACCACCCCCTGGCACTATACCTTCTTTGATCGCGGCTTTTGTAGCACAAATAGCATCTTCAACCCTATCTCTTTTTTCTTTTAATTCAACTTCTGAATTAGCACCAACTTTTACTACAGCTACCTTAGCTAATAATCTTGCTAATCTTTTTTCTAGTCTTATAACTATATTTGGGTTTCTTTCTTTTACAATATCTTTTTTAAGTTTTTCTATTAACTTTTTAACTTCTTCAGGTGGATCTTCTATTTGAATTATAGTATCACTATGTGATGTCACCGCTTTTATACAACTACCTAATTGCTCTGGTTTAATAAGATCCATATCATCACCTAAATTCTCATCTATTAACGTAGCTCCAGTTAATAATGCTAGATCACTTAATATATCTTTTCTATTTAAACCGTATATAGGTGCATCTATAATGTTAATCTTTAAATTACCTTTAATTTTATTCATAGCCAAAGCTGTAGTAACTTGTGGTTCTACATCAGCTATAATTAACAAAGATCTCCCGTAAGCATCGCTATCGCTATCACACACATATTCTAATACACCTTGTATCTTTCTAATGTTTTCAACTTTATTGTCTACAATCAATATCAAAGGATTTGTCAATTCAGCAGTACCTTTGTCTTTATTTGTTATAAAGTGTTGATTTTTTAAACCAACCTCGTATTGTATACCTTCTATGTTTTCCACTATTGTGTCTGGTGATTCATGAGTTTCCATTATGACAATACCAGTTTCATCTACATTCCTAAAAGCTTCCCCTATTATATTTCCTAATTCCTTATCATTATTTGAAGATATAGTTGCAACTTGCTCTATAACACCACCACTTACTTCTGATGAGTTTTTTTCTAAATAATCTACAACTTTCTTTACGGCTGAGTTTATACCTAGCTTTATGTTCCTTAAGCTATCTTCTTTTATAACTTTATAAGCTTCTTCTAGTATAGCGTGGGCTAACACTGTTGCTGTAGTAGTTCCATCACCTGTTTCCCTAACAGTTTTCCTCGC